CCCTCACGGTATTGGAGAGGAGGACTGTCTATATCTGTTATCTTATCTCTAACGTCTGTTTGCACTTGTAAACCTAATATACCAAGGGCTTTCTTTAGGTTCATATCACCCTTAACAATACGATAAGAGAGTTTACGGAACAAACGTTTATAATCGTTCTTCTTTTCAACTACGGTAGATCTGAGATAGCTACGTTGAGGAATACCCATTTTATCGCTACCGAACTCATGCACTGTACCGACCATGATAACAGAAGTACCGTCCGGGTAATCATTGCTACCTTTAGGGAGACCAACCTTAACGGAGTTAGGACCTCTACCGAACTCCCTGGAAATACGCTCTAGCTCCTTGAGCGCTTTGTCAGGTCTTTTCTTTATCTTGGTCTTGGTTTTCATAGAGTGTTAGCTACCAGTACACCAGCGAAACATTGATTCCTAACCAGTATAAAACGTTGACCGTAAACCGTACCCATGAAGAAATCGTCAGTGTCCGAACGGTCTTTAGCAGAGGCGGCTCTGGTGACCGACACACCTCCCGCACTTTTGGAGGTTACCGGGCCAACCTTGGCAGACCCGTCACCGGCTTCAGAGGCTTCTCCGGACGCCAGAAGATGAGCCACCAAATAAGCCTGAGCGTAATTGTATTTACCGCCCCACCTCTTTTCGTCCGTACCGATATAAGCCACCTGAGAATCTTCTATGAAAAGCTCTATACGAGCGTCAGGGTATTCAGTGTCGTCGGCGAACTCAGGGAACCGGGTTCTGAAATCAGAAACTGTTATAGCCATTTCAAAAACCCCTTGTAGATTGATAGATAATAATGGCGGCAAGAATACCGGCTATCCACTTTAGGACTTCCTTACCTACATCCTTTTGACCTTTAGAGATACCACCCTTTTCCTTAAGAGTATTAATCTCACCCCTAACATAGTCGATATTATCTTGATTACTTTTCAAAGTGGTCAGTATGATATCCGGGTTATGTTCAGCCTGCCATAGTTCAAGCTTCCTAACCCTGTGATCACTCTCATCCAACCTGTTACCGTACCTAACTATAACTTCGTCATGGTTATTGACTCTTTCTTCAAGCCTTACTACGTTTTCAAGCTTTTGCTCAATACCGGCTAATCTCTTTTCTATGGATTCCAAAACTTTCCAAAGCCTTGTATCTTGAAATTCGCTCACGTCAATACCCGGTAATAATCAGGTGAGTTTAGGTGTATTCTTTATAACCCTCTTAGAAGGCTATAAAGAATAGCCCCTGCATAGCAAGGGCTAATCCGGTTTACTTCTTGGCTTTCGGTACAGCCTGAGACTTAGACTTAGCCTGAACAGGTTTTTCCTCTTCAAGCTCCTTGTCGTCTTCATCCTTGCCGAAACGAAGCTTACCTTCTTTGCTCAGTTGAGCTACGTAAGCGTTAACGGTTTTACCGTCTTTGCTTACGAACTCTTCCCAGTGCTTGTCGTCTACCACGTTAAAACCTGGAACGACTCGCACTGTAACCCGGTTACCATTCTTACCGATGGTCTTGAGGTTATACTGACGTTGAGTTGTGTTAGTTACACCGGCCATGATTTAAATCCCCGTAGCGATTGCGAGTGACAGCGGGTAGTAGATGTTCAAACCCGCCAGACGGTTACGACCCGGTACAACGAATTCCAGGTTCTTCTGCTGAACCGGCATCATTTCCAGTTCAACCGGAATCTCCAATTGGAGTTTATCCGGGCTACGGTCATAAGCAACCATAGCATCTTCAGAGAGCTCTGGGTTATTCTCAGCCGCACACTCGTTAACCGGAATAACGTCTTCCGGGCTTGAGAGGTACGGGCTGTTCTGTACCAGATACATGAGGATGGTAGTATCGCTGTTAGCACTACGCGGAGTAGAGCTAATGTACGACCACTGAGCGGGCGGAAGCATCAGAGTGTTACCGCGCTCAACCATCTTGGTTGTCTCAAAGATATCAGCGAACAGATCGTTAACATCAAAGAGGATTTCGTCCGGGGTTTTGTTAACCCACTCAGTACCGGAACCGGGATCAACAACGCCACCGGTAGGAATGTTCGGGTTACTGAACAGACCCGGAAGGTTAGAAGCTGCATCACCGAAGAAGGCAGTGTCGTTAACCTTCTGCTCGATAGAACGCATAGCAGCATTCGCACGACGCTGATCCAGAGCTGCACCGGTAAGCTGAGAAGCTTGAATCTCGTCCAGGTTGTAGCCGTAGGAGATACCAACGGAACGAACCGGGATGGTGGTTTCCTTACCGGCAACGTCCGCACGAGGCAGATCATCAGCATACGCTTGGATGATTTTAGCTGCACCGACTTGGTCGTAGGTACGGTAAGTGATGGAGGTAATACCCGGACCACCTTCGTTGGAAACAGGGAACAGCATACGTGCCTTCAGTTCAGCGTACTGAACATCGTAGCTACGTGACTTGATATGCTCCAATTGACGCTGGAAGAATACCGCGCCATCGGCATCCAGGATACCGTTATTGATTGCCTGACTAATGGCACCATCGAGAGTCAGCTTGGTCGGACCCTGAACAACAGAGTACTGAGCGCCGTCAAACTGTACGATAGAGCCGTCACGGAGTTTCAGTTGTTTCATTTCAGCTCTCCTTAAGAACCAGCAGTGACAGCAGTGGATTCAAGACGGATAACAGCCAGCTCACCAGCAGCAGCGGTAGTTTCCCACGTTGCACCGTCCAATTGAGTTTCACCAGCACCAGCAGCACCAGCGTCCAGAACACCTGTATCGTCGGTATACTTGACCGCGTTACCGGGTACGCAACCAGCAGGGCAAACCGCCCAGATGTAACCTTCACGCATTACACCGGCTGTCTCGTACTGGTTCCACTGGATAGCAGCGGTATTCGCCGCACCTTCTTTTTCCAGTGAGCGAATAGTAATACCGAGGAAGCTGGCTGAACCAGCAAGGTCAATCTGCTTGTCCGCGTCAGTACCGCGAGTTACCGCAACACCAAAGCCGATACCAGCAGCGGTTTCAACAGCACGAGAAACAATGTCGTGCGGAGCTTGAGCATAAACGAGACCGGCGTAAGCCTTGCCTTGATTGATGCTGTATGAAGTTTGTGCGCTCATTATTTAGCACCTCCTTTCCAGGCTGAGCGGTTACGCTCGATCATTTTGTCACGAGCAATTACGGAAGCAGGACGAGTATCCTTGTCACCGTCGTTGACCGGCTCTTTAACTTGCTTGCTAAAAGCGTCTTCCAGTTCATTGGAACCAGTGTCAACAGTTTCAACCAGCATGTCAAAACGGGCTTTAACGTAGTCGGTAGATACCGAATCCATTTGCACGTTTTCACATTTAGCAGCGACCACTTCTTTCATAATGGTTTCGCTGTCTTTACCTTCCCATTCAAGCTCTGGCATAACCTTACGGGCTTGATCAACCAGTGAAGTCCGTTCAGCTACCAGCTTATCCAGGGTATCGGCGGTTGGAATTTGCTTTTTGAGAGTTTCAAGTTCAGCCGCGTGAGAATCCTTGGTAGCCTTCATCTTTTCCTTTTCGGCTTCCATTTCATCTTCTTTGGCTTTCTTTTCTTTCTCGGTTTCTTCGGCTGACATCTCAGCATCCTTCAGGCGAGTATGCAGTTTGCCAACCGCTTGAGCCGCCTGATCGGATACTTCGTAGTCAACCCCATCAATGGTGATTTTAGCCATAGCTAATTTATCTCCTACGTTGGGAAGTTGGTCGGCCACTCTGCAATCACGTCCAGCACGACCACGCTCTACAATGGCAATATGATTGCCTTTTATATTTCTCTGAACAGCATCGTATTCTTCACCGTCCGGAGAAACACCGGGAGTCCAGTCTATATCAGCTGTATAGCCGTTGGACAATTCTGCTTTTCCGCTTTCTATATCTTCAATAGATTGAGCGTCAATAATGAATAGATCTGTTTTGGCAAAACTACCGTCACGAGTTACACTAGGTCCAGCATGACCGACTGAATACTGTTTAGCATTAGCCGCATTTACCAATTCAGGAGGATGGTTATTTGTAACCGGTTTGTTAGAAAAGGACATGAGAGAAGCATCAGCAAAGACTTCTTCCTCAGGACGGTAAACTCTTATGACGTCCTCTGGATTGCGATCTTGCAGACCCATCTCAATAGCTAGGTATTGTTGAATACCAGTGCGAGATATACGTGCCGGGACTACTAAAAAGCCCTCGTCGGTATACTTCCTTTCGCTATTTATATTCAGACGATCTTTTAGAAACATTTGCCTTCGCCTTCCGAGTTTAACCCATAGTAAATCAAGTTCTAATTAAAATAAACATTTTGCACCATAGCAAACCAGAAATCACACTTTAATTATAGGTTGAGCCACACACCGACACTGTATATCCTGTCCTGGATGTCCTGTATCCTTTGGAGGGTCATCCCAACGGAAAGTCTTACCGTTCTTACTGGCATGAGTAGGACGAACTCTCTCGTCTCCAGCAGTCCGCCAGATATACTCTTCAACCCCTAAGTTTTGTGCTCGTTGCTGGTTAAGAGCTGAGTTCAATTTAGAAGTCTGGTCCCTAGCTATAAGCCTAGCTCGGTTTTCCGTAACCTTACCGATCTCCCTTATCTGGCTTATCATAGAAGTAGCTGCTCGTCCCTGAGTTGTACCGGTAAACACTACGGTCTCTAGCTTCTTAAAGTACTCTTCAGGTATTGTCTTTATGAGTGCTACGTTTTCTCTAGTAGTGGCAAACATAATATCGTCAAGGTCTTCACCCTGTAGCACGTTCCTCAGGTCGATACCAACAGCGTTTTCCATGGCGTTGTAGAAACGCTGTTTGTTAACGCTGTTGACATCCTCTGTTAGACTGTTAGCTACGATACGGGCTTGCCTGTCTATATCCTGATACCCTCGCCGTAGCCGATTAAAAGCCTCCTCCAGAGTACGCGCATAAGCGTCGTTGACGTACTCTGGCTCAAGTCTTTTTAGCAGCGGTAGAATCTGCTCAGCGGTATCCTTTCTTAGCTGTTTGGCTAAACCCTGTAACCACTTACGATACTTCACCTCCGGACCCTTCGGATTCCTCACCGGGTTCACCCGTTTCTTCTTCTCCGCCCTGTTCTTCCTGTTGATTTCCAGGTTCAATTTCGTCGGGATTGGGTTCAAAGGCATTTTCGTATTCCTCTAGCTCTTCAATATGTTCATCGGTGATATTGGTATATACCTGTCTTTGTTTAAGTTCCTTAGCCACTGTATATTCTGGAACAACACCATTCTCCAGGTAAATCTTATCACGCTGAGCATTTGTGAAGTCTGTATCCGCTTGCTCTTTTGGAGTCATCTGG